AGCGCCATGGTCAAGGCGCAGCAGGATAGCGACAGCGAACTGTCGATCATCGCCACCAACGAAGAAGGTCGCCTGCGCAAGCAGACTCTGGCGGTCAGCACGTACACCAGCGCGCTGCAACAGCAGGTCGAGACGCTTCGGCAGCAAGGACTGCGTGCGGCTTCTGGTCTTGGTCAGGGTGACAGACAACGGGGCCTGACGGATCAACAGAACGGCATCGATGATCGCTTCAACCAGCAGAGCCTTGAACTGGCCAACCAGTATGGTGATGGCTCGCGAGGCATGAGCCTTGACGAGTACACCCAGAAGCTGGCGGCGCTGAAAACCACCCAGCAGGATCTGCACGACACCGTGCAATCCAACTACGACGAGATGACCGCCGCCCAGGGTGACTGGAGTGCGGGCGCATCGTCGGCGTGGCAGAACTACCTGGAGTCGGCACGGGATGTTGCCGGGCAGACGAAAAGCCTGTTCAGCAACGCCTTCAGCTCGATGGAAGACGCCGTCGTCAATTTCGCCATGACCGGAAAGCTGTCGTTCGCAGACTTCGCGAAGTCGATCCTGGCCGACATGGCGCGAATCGCCACTCGGCAAGCCAGTTCCGCGCTGCTGGGCAGCCTCATCGGCGCAGGTGCGAGTTACTTCGCTGGCGGTGCGGGATCAGCAGCGTCAGCAGGATCGACTCAGGCAGGCTACAGCGGCGACCTATCTGGCTTCACTCCGGGCAGTATTCAGGCCGATGGTGGCGCCTGGTCGTCCGGCGTGCAGTTGTTTGCCAACGGTGCAGCCTTCACCAATAGCGTTGTGAGCAAGCCAACAGCCTTCGGCATGGCCAGTGGCGATATCGGAATCATGGGGGAGGCGGGAGAAGAGGCGATCATGCCGCTGACCCGGACAGCCGGCGGCCAGCTTGGCGTGCGAGCTTTAAGCGGTGGCAGCAGCGGATCAACCATCAGCATCAACGCGCCGGTCACCGTGGCGATTCCGGATCGCAGCTCTGAAGGGATGCAACTCGACCAGCAGGCGCTCTCGCAAAACCTCCAGACGCAGATGAAGGCCGCAGCAGAGAGAGCCGTGGCCGAGTCGTGGCGTGCCGGCGGCGTGAGTTTCCGCAACGTTAACGGGAGAGCCTAATGGCGATTGAGACATTCACCTGGCCAACTCAGCACGGTGACGCACCTGAAATTACCTATCGGGTGCGCACCTCGCAGTTCGGTAACGGCTACAAGCAACAGGCCGGTGATGGCCCGAACAATAAAGAGGACGCCTATCCGATCACCTGCAGCGGCCCAAAAGCCAAGGTGTTGGAGATCATGGCGTTCCTCGACCGGCACGCTGGCGCTAAGGCATTCCTATGGACCACGCCGCTTGGCCAGCTCGGCCTGTTCACCTGCAAGAATCCCGTACCCACTCCCGTGGGCGGCGGAGTTTTCAAACTCACGGCCACCTTTGACCGTGCATTCCAACCATAAGGGGCAACCATGCCGCTGATCAGTGACATCCAGGTGCTTCAGCCTGGCAGCGAAGTGCTGCTCTTTGAATTGGACGGCTCGGACTACGGGGCGGATGTGCTGCGCTTTCACGGGCATGCCATCCCGCACACGCCTGAGGAGTTGATCGCCGCCGGCGTAGATGCTGACCAGCTGCCCGCGAAGCCGATCTGGTTCCAGGGCAACGAGTACGGCGCCTGGCCCATGCAGATCGACGGCATAGAAGCTAACGGCGACGGCACCGCAGTCCGCCCAACCCTGTCGGTCGGCAACGTCAACGGACGCATCACTGCGCTGTGCTTGGCATTCGACGATCTGCTCGAGTTCAAGCTGACCATGCGCCATACGCTGGGCACGTACCTGGACGCGCAGAACTTTCCGGCCGGCAACCCAACAGCTGACCCAACCCAAGAGACGATTGAGGTCTGGTACATCGATCAGAAGTCGAACGAGGACGGGGAGACGGTCAGTTGGGAGTTGGCCAGCCCGGGCGACGTTGGGGGTGAATCCATCGGCCGCCAGGCTACGACCCTGTGTCACTGGTGCCTCACCGGCGGCTACCGAGGGCCGAACTGCGGTTACACCGGGCCATACGTGACGAAGGACGGAGTCGTTACAGATAACCCCGAACTGGATGAGTGCGACGCCACGCTTGGCCGGGGCTGCATCCCGCGCTTCGGTGAGGGCAACCCGCTGCCGTTTGGTGGCTTCCCTGCCGTTTCCCTGATCGCCCGGAGCTGACCATGCGCAAGCACATCTTGAACGCGATCCAGGCTCACGCCGCCGCCGAGTACCCAAAAGAGTGCTGCGGTCTGCTGCTGGGCATTGGGCGCAAACAGCAGTATTACCCATGTCGGAATATCTCGACCGAACCGAACGAAGAGTTTCGAATCGATCCGGAGGAGTACGCCGTGGCGGAGGACATAGGCGAAGTGATCGGCATCGTTCATTCGCATCCGGACGCCACCAGCAGGCCTTCGCCGCGCGACCTCGCGATGTGCGAAGCGACTGCGATGCCCTGGCACATTCTCAGCTGGCCCGAGGGAGACCGGCGCACCGTGATGCCGACGGGCGATGTTCCGCTGCTGAAGCGGCCGTTCGTGCACGGTGCCTGGGACTGCTGGCAGGTCTGCGCCGACTGGTACAAACGTGAATGGGGGCTGGAGTTCGAAGCCTTCAAGCGCGCTGATGGTTGGTGGGAAAGCAAAGACAACACCAGCCTGTACGAATCGAATTACGAGGCAGCCGGCTTCTACCGCGTTGACCAGCCACGGCGCGGGGACATGATCGTGATGGAGGTGGGGCGGACGGTTTACCCCAACCATGCCGGGATTTTCCTCGGCGCCGACCCAGTGTTGCCCGGTGAGGATTCGGCCACCTTCGGCCCCGGGCCTTTCCTGCTGCACCACCTGTATGGGCGGCCGAGCGAGATCATCGTCTTCGGTGGCCCGTGGCTTGACCGAACACGCCTGGTACTCAGGCACAAAGATGTACAACCACAACCAACTATATGATGCGGCAGGGCCGCAGGAGAGTTTATGACGCAGCCATTTGAAATTACTGCCGATGGTAAGGTGCGCATTGTCGGCGCTGTTATACGCGACAATGCGCCAATTAGCGTTAGCGAGGTTTAGCGTTAGCGCCGTTTTTAATAGCGTTCTCGATGTTGCTCAAGTCCCCACCAACCGCGTCCAGTGGAAGCGTGTAAGCACTTTTGTCGGCACCATCTTGAACCGCGTTTTTGAAGAAATTGACGTACTTTTGAAGTTCGGCGGCGTCGTAGTCCGGGCGCGAACGCAAATAAAGAGATACGGCGCCCAGCGCGGCAACTACGCCGGCCTCAAATGATGAAACAGGGGTTTTACTCACATTGACCTCCAGGTCATTTACGCGCCGAAATTGGCGCAATCCCAGTCCTTGGGCTTGCAAGCAAAGGACTGGGAAATCCGTTGCGTGGAGGCAGGAGGCTACTATTCAGAGGCAGGGAGTAGCTACTGGGGATTCGTACAGGCTTTGGGAAGTGGTACATTTGAGCTCTGCCGGGTGCGACAGGCCCGTTCCAAATAGAAATTGCCCATCAGTGCGGCGACTTTATAAGAGCGTACGACCAGATCATGCTTGCCGAACTACTAAAATTTTTTCTTGAGTTTCTGAAATTGGCACCGCGTTATTTTGTTGCGGTCGCAATAGTTTCTGGTGCGCTCCTCTTCTTTCCTGGCGATTTTCTCGACCGAATTGGATTGAGCACTTTCGTGAAGGACAACAGGCAATGGTTGGGGCTGGCGCTTCTGGTGAGCTCAACACTTTGGACTGTCTTCATCATCGCCAGTGGCTGGAATTCGACAAAAAAACTGTTGCTTCAACGCAAGGTTCGGCGTCGTGTGGTTAAGAAACTTCAAGCTTTAACGGAAGGCGAAAAAGAAATTCTGCGGTACTACCTCGCGGAAAATACCCGCGCAAACGTGCTCAAAATTGACGATGGTGTTGTTCAAGGCTTAGTTACAAGCCGAATCATTTACCGCTCAACCTCGATGGGGAATCTCGTTGAGGGTTTCGGGCACAACATTACTGATTTTGCTTGGGACTACCTCCACCTTTACCCTGGGCTGCTTGACGGAACGAACAATTACTACCGGACAGACAAAAGGCAGAGAGGCTGGTAAGCGCAGCTCGGTTTTTTCGTTTCTGGTGTCCGATGCTACATTGCAGACCTTTCCACAGGAGTGACCTGCATGAAATTATTCGTAGGAGCGTTCGCAGTAATGCTGTTGGCGGGGTGTGTGTCGCCCAGCGATTTAGAAAAGAACGATCCGAGCATCAAGACGGCCACGACTAAGGATCCGAAGCGGTACGCTCTGTGTGTTTTCCCTAAATGGCAATCAGAGCGAACTGATTCGTCGATGGTTGAAACTGAAGCTGGCTATCGGCTGTGGGTGGCAAGCAACAACATGGCCGATGAGCTGCTTGAAATCAAAAAGACCTCAAGCGGCAGCTCGGTAACGCTTCACCAACGAATGGCATGGTCCGCCATGCCTGGCAGGAGCGGCATCGAATCGGCAGTTAAAAGCTGCCTCTGATCATAAATTTTCAAAGGCCGCCTTCTGGCGGCTTTTTTGTGCCCGAGGAAAACATGGCCGCACTCGCAATCAACTATCTGCCGATGACCACTATCAAGCTTTCCGGCTCGCTGGCAAAGAAGTTCGGCCGCATTCACCGACGGCTGCTGGACTCTGGGAGGTCTTGGGAAGTACTCAAGGCGCTTAAGTATACGATCGCAGGGTTTGAGGAAGAGATCAGACGCCTTGATCGTCTCGGAATGCGGTTCGCAATTTTTAGAAATGGCAAGAACGTCGGATTCGACGGGTTCGATTTGGCCGGCACGCGAGAAATTCGAATCGTCCCTGTCGTTGAAGGCAGTAAGCGCGCAGGCATTCTTCAAACAATTCTCGGTGCTGTGCTCCTGGTTGCCAGCATCTGGGTTCCCGCGCTAGCACCCGCCGGCATCGCGCTAGTCGCTGGAGGTGTGCTCCAAATGCTTAGCCCGCAGGCATCAGGCCTGAAGCAAAGCGCATCCCCCGAGAACTCCCCGTCCTACGCCTTCGGCTCCGCCAAAAACACCACTGCCAGCGGCAACCCGGTGCCGATCTGCATCGGTGAACGCCGGTGGGGCGGCATGATCATTTCAGCTTCGATTTACGCCGAGGATAAAATGTAGCACCATAATTTTTTATCTTAATGGAGCAGGCAATGGCAGGGGCGAAGGGGCGATTGAAAAAAATGGTTGATGTCCCGTATAAATGGTTTGAAGCGTTAGTTTTACCTGGTGATGAAAATGGCGTTAAGAAGCTTTATAGGGTCTTTGTCGTTGCATTGATTGTAATTTTTGTTGTTTTTATTGTTGATGTTGTTATCTCTTTTTCTCCTGGTTCAAGTGGGTTTCAGCACGGTGTGTTCGGAGATTTTTTTGGGGGAGTGACGAATCCAATTTTGACGTTTTTCGCATTTGTTGGGCTTTTAATTACGATAACGATTCAGCGAGTGGAGCTGAAAGAGTCACGGGTTGAACTAGCTAAGTCGGCCAGCGCGCTGGATCAACAAACAGAATATTTTAGGATGCAGAACGCAGTAGCGACCCTTTATAAAATGATTGATACACATATCTCCGCTTTGAGCAGTATTGATCTGGTTGATGAGAACGGTCGTGTAACAAGGGGGCGGGACTGCATAAAGGTTTTCTGTCGTCGAATGTCGGAAAATTTCAAGAAGAATACTCAGAAACCTCCTTCGGGATTGGGACGCGTTGAAGGGGCATTTATTACGGTTCTACTGCATCGTGATGAACCGAAAGCAGCGGTCGTTGCATTCATGATTTTTTGGGAGAAGGATGGTGAGGAACTTCAGCAGTATATGTCTGGCGTTTTCATTGCCTTGTCCTATATCGATGGGGTTTTGAAAGGTGATAAGTTATATGTGGATATGTATAAGTCCCTGTTTTCTGATTCTGAGAAGGTTTTGATTTTTTATTATGCAATAGCGGTCGGAAACGATGAGTTCAAAAGCATGCTGGTGAAGTATTCATTTTGTGTAGGCATTCCACAGCATAAACTTCTCAATCAAATTCATGTGCTTGGGCTGCCAATAATGTCGTTGTAATTGAATTTCAAAAAAACCCGCTTCCGCGGGTTTTTTTATGCCTGGAGGAAAGCATGGGCGCAGTACAACAGATGGACATCCACGGCGAGAAGGGCGGCAGCAGCAAGCCGAAGTCGCCGACCGAAGCCAGCGATAGCCTGCGCTCGACCAACCTGGCAAAGCTGCTGATCGCCGTGGGTGAGGGCGAGTTCGACGGCATTCCGACTGACTACGACATTTACCTGGACAACACGCCGATCCGCGATGCGAGCGGTAACTACAACTTCCCCAATGTGAAGTGGGATTGGCGCTCTGGCTCGGTGGATCAGACCTATATTCCGGGTATCCCCGCAGTCGAGAACGAAACCTCATTGAACGTGGAGTTGCGCAGCGATTCCCCGTGGGTGCGCTCGATCACCAATACTCAGCTTTCCGCCGTGCGCATGCGGTTCGCCTGGCCTGCGCTGCAACGCCAAGATGATGAAGGCAACATTGGTGGCTATCGCATCGACTTCGCAATCGACTTGGCCACTGATGGCGGGGCTTATCAGCAAGTGTTTCCCAGCGCGGTGGATGGCAAGACCACTACACGTTACGAGCGGTCGATCCGCGTTGATCTTCCGGACGCCACCACCGGCTGGCAGATCCGCGTCCGCCGCCTGACGCCGAACCAGAACAGCAACAAGATCGCCGACACCATGCTGATCGCCGGTTACACCGAGGTGATCGACGCAAAGCTTCGCTACCCGAACACCGCGCTGCTCTACATCGAGTTTGATGCCGAGCAGTTCACCAACATCCCTGCTGTCACCGTGAAGTGCCGTGCGCGCAGGTGGCAGGTGCCGAGCAACTACGACCCAATCGCCCGAACCTACACCGGGACGTGGGATGGCAGCATGAAGTCTGCCTGGACCAATAACCCAGCCTGGATCACGTACGGCATCTGCACTGAAGACCGTTTCGGCCTGGGTAAACGCATCAAGTCGTTCATGGTCGACAAGTGGGAGCTCTATCGGATTGCGCAATACGCTGACCAGCTGGTGCCGAATGGCCTCGGCGGCGTAGAGCCGCGCTTCCTCTGCGACATGAACCTGCAGGGCAAGGCGGATGCTTGGTCGCTGCTGCGCGATATCGCCGGCATTTACCGCGGGATGACCTACTGGGCTCAGGGCCAGCTGGTGATGCAGTCGGACATGCCGCGCGCGCAGGACTTCGACTATGTCTTCACCCGGGCCAACGTCATTGACGGGAAGTTCTCGTATGGCAGTGCCTCGGCCAAGACCCGTTACACCCGGGCCCTGGTCAGCTACGACAATCCGGCGAACAACTACGACACCGACGTCATTCCGTTTGCGGACTTGGACCTTCAGCGTCGAATGGGCGACAAGCCTACTGAGCTGAGTGCCATTGGCTGCACCCGCGCGTCGGAAGCCCAGCGCCGCGGCAAGTGGGCGATCCTCAGTAACAATCAAGACCGTACCATTTCGTTCAAGACCGGCATGGAGGGGGTGATCCCGCTCCCGGGCCACATCATCCCTGTGGCCGATTCGCTGCTGGCTGGACGCGAGGTGGGCGGGCGTATCTCGGCAGTACTGGGGCGCAACATTACCTTGGACCGAGACACCCAAGCCAAGGCTGGCGATCGTTTGATCATCAACCTACCAGGCGGTCGGGCCGAAGGTCGCACCGTGCAAAGCGTGAACGGCCGCTCCGTGACCGTTACCACCAACTACAGCGAAGCACCACTGCCACAGCTGCAATGGGCGCTTGATGCCGACGATCTGGCGATCCCGCTGTATCGCGTGTTGCGAACCAGGCGCACTGCCGAGGGCGACTTCGAAATCAGTGCTCTGCAGTACGACCCAAGCAAGTTTGCATTCATCGACACCGGTGCGCGACTGGAAGAGCGTCCGATCAGCGTGATTCCGATCACCGTCGTTCCGGCGCCGGCCAGCGTCACCGTTACGTCAAACTCGGTTGTGTCCCAGGGCATCGCCGTCGCCACCATGACCATCACCTGGCCAGCGGTGAACGGCGCAGTGGGCTACGACGTTGAGTGGCGCAAGGACAGCGGCAACTGGATAAAGCTGCCGCGCACCGGCGCGACTGGAGTCGAGGTGGTCGGGATCTACGCCGGGGCGTATTTGGCTCGCGTTCGCGCGGTCAGCGCTTTCGACATCTCGTCGATTTGGCGCAGTTCGATGCTGACCAACCTGAAAGGCAAAGAGGGCCTGCCGCCGGCGCTTAGCTATCTGACGGCCACGCCGCTGCTGTTTGGCATCTATCTAAAGTGGGGTTTCCCGGCTGGCGCAGAGGACACCCAGCGGACAGAGATATGGCACGGCCCGACGACCAGTCTGGAGGCCGCGACCAAGCTGACAGACCTGTCGTACCCGCAAAGCGATTTCTCGATGCTGGGCTTGCGCGCAGGCGTGACGCTCTACTTCTGGGGGCGCCTGGTAGATCGGATAGGCAACATCGGCCCGTGGTACCCGATTGGTATGGGTGTGCAGGGCCAATCCAGCTCCGACGCCGCGGCCATTCTGGAAATGATCGCCGGCCAGATTGGCGAAACCGAATTGGGCCAGGACCTGCTGGACGAGATCAACAAAATCCCAGGCCTTCAGGACCAGATCAATGCGCTGGACGGACTGAAGGGCTACGACCCTGAAGTGCCCTACACGAAAGGGCAACTAATCGTCGAAGGCGGCCACATCTATCAAGCCGTGCTCCCCGTTCCGCTCGAAACGCCTCCGCCAAACCTGACGTACTGGGCAGACGTCGGTGACCTTCTCGAAACAGCCAACGGCTTGGCCGAGCAGGTAGCTACCCATACTACGGAGATCACCGAGCTCGACGGGGCGATCACTGCCCAGGCGACAGCCTTCCAGGCTCTGCGCGCTTCTTTCCGTGATGACAGCGGTGAGGGTGATCTGGCTGATGCGCTGAAGGGTTGGACCAGCACCGCCGCGATCGCAACGGAAGAGAAGGTGAGGGCGTCGGAAAACGAGGCAACAGCTCGGGAGCTGAAGACCTACGACGCCAAGATTACTTCTAATGCCGACAACATCACCCAAATCGCCGCCAACGTTACTGACCTAACGGAGGTGGTGGTCACCAATCAATCCGCAACGGCAACGAAGATCGAGCAGTTGAATGTGTCGGTCGGTGACAACTCGGCCGCAATACAACAGACCTCAACCGCCTTCGCTGACACCAGCGGAAAACTGTCGACCATGTGGTCGGTGAAGATGCAGATCACTGCTGGTGGGCAGTACGTCGCGGCCGGCATCGGCCTTGGCATTGAGAACACCGACGCCGGCCTGCAAAGCCAGTTCCTGGTGAGTGCTGATCGCTTCGCCATCGTCAACACCATCGCCGGCGGTGCCATCTCGGTTCCGTTTGCGGTACAGGGTGGCCAGGTGTTCATGAACTCGGCGTTTATCGCGGATGGCACCATCACCAACGCCAAGATCGGCAGCTATATCAGCTCGACCAACTACATCGCTGGCCAGCAAGGCTGGATTCTAAACAAAGACGGAACGCTGGAAATCAACGGCATCGTCCCCGGCCAGGGGCGGTTGGTAATCAACTCGCTGAACGTCTCGGTCTACGACGCCAACAACGTGTTGCGTGTCCGACTCGGCTATCTGGGGTGAACCATGGCTTCATTTGGCTTGCGTGTTTTTAATGAAAGCGGTGGCCTATCCATGGACACCAACAGCTTCACCTACCAGGTGATCTGGCAGGGCGTGATCGACTTCAGTGGAGTCGCGCCCAGTTACACGCTGAACATTCCGGGCTTCAATCCGGCCAACTGCGTGTTCATGATCATTCCGACCAGGGCACAGGACGTGCAATCAGCAGAGACGGATGGGAGCGGAAACCAAAAGTCCTATCCGTTCGTCACCACTTCGATGGGGCAGGTCGTCGTCCTGAGAAAAAATCCGTCTGCAAGCGCTTCTACGATCGGCTCAGCGGTTGTCGCCAAGGGCTACGCGATAAGGTACTCGACATGAGCTTTGGATTTCAGAGCATCAACGACAATGCATTTGTTCAGATTGACGCCGAGGCCCCCAGACTTTGCATGCTCTCCAAGGGGTCGTATTCGGGGACAACCAATGCCTCTGGGGTATTTGCCAGGGCAATCACAAGCCAGGACCCGCCGCTAGTGTTCATTCGCCCGGATCAGGGGGCGATACAGGTTCCGATATCGGTGTGGTTCACCGGCGGACCGGGAAACTGGACCGGGTTCACCATGAAGGCATCCAACGTCTACGCCACGTTAAGCGGCCAGTATTTCGTGGCTGCCTGGGCGTCCATGGGTACGGCAGCCTATGGGCTGCGGTTGTGGGACCAGA